TCGCACAGGACTAGCGAGCATGAGGGACAAACCCGCGAATCATTAGCGCGGTAAAAACCCGGTGTGCATCGTTTTTGATTATTTCCGCACACTCGCGCAGAGGAGTTCCCCGTCGGGCTACGGTCATAGTTAATGCGGGAATACGGCGACGATGCAGCGCGGAATTTAGCGAGCGACCACGATCGCACACGAGAAACAAAGAGATTTTTATACTGCAGAGGAACAAGCTGGCGGGTAATTCAGCGTAGTGAATACCGGCATCTCCATCTTGTATGCGTAATGATACTCAGCAGTTGCTCCAGCAGACGCTTTCCAGCCAGGAAGCATCAAAATAGCATCCGCACAACGAAGCATTGCAAAGCAAATATCCATGTATTCACGTTGTGTCAGACCATTAGGCAAAGTGGCTGGATTCAAGACAGAGTGACCATGTCGTGACAAACGATCTGCCTCTTTATTAAAGGCGTCACGATTAAAGTTCTCATATCCCGTCATTGGCCCGGCAATATAAATTTTCATTCACTATCCAACAAATTGAGTTCGTTTTTGATACAGAGGGATTAATTCAGGCATTGCGTATTGATGTATTCCTGAAGCGTTCTCAGTGCTGTTTGGTCGCGGATAATTCCGTCCCGGATACCGAGAACGTTTCGTCCAGCAACTGAAGAGAGTTCGACGGTGGCATCATTGCCCATGCCGGAGGCGCTGGAGGTTTTGGCTGAGGCTGGCACAGGGCATTTTCCTTTGACGAGCACCCGACCACCATTATCAAGCTTACGCCGAAGAGCATCATTTTCAGCTTTCGCATTGGCTAACTCCTTCGTGTATTTAGCATCGAGTGCATCAGCAGCACGCTGGCGCTGCTGCATGTCAGTAATGGTGGCGGTCGCCTGCTTCAGCTCTCTGGCGTTTTTGTCGCGCTGCTCTTTGTAGGCGATGGCGTTATCACGGTAATGATTAACAGCCCACGACAAGCAGACGATGATGCCGATAACCAGAGCGGAGATAATCGCGGTTACCCTGCTCATTGTTGACCCCACAAACAGACTTCACGCTCAATCTCACGACGAGTCATCAGGCCTTTCCATTGCTTACCGCCAGCATATATCCAGCGACGTAGCTGATCACATGCGCCTTTGATATCGCCCTGGTTTATTTTGCGAAGAAGCGTCGATGTTCTGAAATTACCAGCGCCCACGTTGTAAACGAACGAGTAAAGAGCGCCGCGCGTTGTTTCCGGTATATCGACTTTGATGTACGGATTAATTTGTCTGGCAACAGTGGCAAGGTCTTTATTCAGGAGAGCTTTGCATTCTGCTTCGGTATACGTTTTACCGAGCATGATGTCTTTTCCAGTGTGCCCGTAACATACAGTCCATACGCCAACAATATCTTTGTATGGTATGTAACTGACACCTTCCAGACCATCGTTACCACTTGGGCCAGTGATGAGCATAGACGCTATGGCAATAGCCCCGCCACCAATAGCAGCTGTGACAGCTTTGCGTAATGATGACTGCATCATATTTCCTTCGGTGCTCTCTTCCCCAGCTCTCCAATAACCATCGCTGTAGCAGAAAGATTATTGGTATTAGTTTTATCCAATATGTCCTGCAATATCTTCGTGCGCTTCATCTGCTCGCGTTTATTGAGCCGGTATGTAAGCACACCGAGGATAATGCTGAACGCGACACCGATAATGAAGCCCCAATCCTGCAATGACAGGCTGGCAAAGAACGCAGCAAGACCAGCGCTACCATAAGATGCACTGCTGTATCGTTCATCCATCTTCATATCTCTTACCTCGCAATAGTTGCTGAGGTTTCGGCTTGGAAACTATATGGTGAAAATAACCCCTACCAAAAACGGCAGGGGAATATATTCTCCAGTTACTCAAATAACTTTTTCACTTCATCAACTGTCTGAAGATAACGCTCGCCCTCAATCTCAATACCTATTGCCTGACGTCCTAACTTCAGCGCAGCTTTAATAGTTGAGCCTGATCCCATAAAGAAATCGGCAACGATATCTCCGGGGCGTGAACTACTCTTTATAATATGTTCCATCATCGCTGCAGGTTTTTCACATGGGTGCTTGCCAGGATAATATTGCACAGGAGGAAACTCCCATACATCGGTATAAGGTACATCAGCAGTAACATGAAATGGACGGCGTAAACTTTCATACTGAGCCTTCAAATCATCATACTGCTTCTTTACTTCCTCATAATGCAATTTCAGATCGCTATAACGCTTTTCATGTTCTGAATAATCAACATTAAAAGGATATGGACACGGGACACCGAGTGAATCTGCCTTCCTGCGAAATAATTCGCATAGTTTATTAAAATCAATTAATGATGGAAGCCGCCACTGCGAATAAGAAAACCAGTGTGAACACATCTGCTTTCCTGTCGCTGAATTAATGTCTGCGGCTGATATATCTAACTGACGGCGAGCCAGCGAAAAAGCATCAATTAGTGGAGAAAAAATATTTTTTCTTAAATCTGCACATTTTGAAGCATAACCTGACTGACCTTTAGCATAACCTGACGCGCCGTAATGCTCTGCAAATAATATTCTTTCAGTAGCAGGAAAATAAGCCCTTAAACTTTCTTTATGACAACCGCGCCACATACCACTGGGTTTAGCCCAAATGATATGGTTCAGAACATTGAAACGGTCGCGAGTTAATAATTCAATTTTTGACGCAAGGCGAGAGCCGGTAAACATATACAGGCTGCCATTAGGGGCCAATATCCGCCAAAATTCTGCCAAAAATTCGTCAATCCACCCCAAAAAGTCAGCATCGCTATCCCACTGGTTATCCCATGCGTTAGCCTTTACGCCGAAGTATGGTGGGTCTGTTGCAATCAAATTGACCGAGTTATCAGGGATGGTTTTGATAAATTGCAGAGAATCTGCGCAAACGAGTTGTGCGCCATGAATATTAGTGGTTTTGAACATAGCTATTATTTTTTTGCCTGGGTAAGCTAACCCAGCGATGCGCATCGCGGGTGGGCTTTAGGTTCAGCCTATAGCTCTGGCATGGGTTGACCGCAGGACAAGCTGCAACTTGTCCTGCGCCCACTTTTCAGGCACAAAAAAACCGCCATAAAGGCGGCTTGTTGGCTATTGGGTACAAAAAACCCAACTTAACAAAACAATAACTAAAAACCGTCATTTTGCCAAGCTTTTTCGTTTTTGTGCTGTGCGACCGTGGTCGCACAGTTTTTAGAAAGTTGCCTGCTTATATTCATCGGTCAAAGAATATCGACCAGACCCGCTACGCTTTGCAACCCCAAAACAGATCATCTGTTCGATGATAAATTCAACGGCAGCCTGACTCAAAAAACAGGCTTCGCTTAACTCTTTCAAGGAAATGCGTGGATATCCACGCATAACACATTCCACACTCAGGGCCGCTTCGGTCATATTTCCACGAATTTCATTAATATTCATAACGCCTCTCTAATCAATCTTGAAACTGGAAATCAACATCAGCCATAAAGCGGTTCAACTCAGCCAGTTTTGGCCCCATAGTCCCAATTAAGCGGCCAGCCAGTCGGTCTGTCAGGTTGGTACTGTTGAAACCATATTCCTTTTCGAAACGTTCAACCTTCTGCCACAACTCATACAATTCGTTAGCTATCTCCGCAACGTCGCCGCGCATTTTTTCGTTACCTTGATAATTCATAATATCCTCGAAATTCATATAGTTAGTGGGTTATCCCCCTCAACAACACGAACTGTAACTCTGCCAAAAGAACACATCCAGTGTTATTTTCACTTTTTGGTGAAATTTTATATTTGCTTTGTTTTCTCGTTTTGGTGTATTTTGCGCGTTAGGAGGCTATAATATGTTTAACGTGATAACCCACCCTGCAGCACTGGATGAACTGCTTGAACTACCAGACGATCTGCGAGGTCGCATGACCAGGCTAATTGAACGACTGGAGAAAGAGGGAAACAAACTTAAGATGCCCCATAGCCGTGTAATAGGCGGAGGACTCTTTGAACTAAGAGTAGGGGATAAAAACATCGCAAGAACGCTATACGCCTACGCGACTGGTAACGAAATTTATCTATTGCATGCATTTGTAAAAAAGACACAGAAAACACCAGTAAAGGCTATAGAAATCGCCAGAACTCGCCTGAAGGAGATGAACTGATGAAAGCAAAAGGCATCCCGTTTAACGAAGTAAAGGAAAAACTACTCAACACTCCAGAAGCTATCAAAGGATATGAAGAGGCCGATAAAGAACTGGAGATGGTCGAAATGTTATACGAAATGAGGGAAAGAGCAGGTTTAACGAAGTCAGCTCTGGCAGAACGAATGGGATTGCGCCCGTCCGCCATCAGCCGCCTGGAAAGCAATCCTTTAGGGGCAAGCATGAAAACTTTATCAAAATATGCCCAAGCATGTGGCGCAACAATTAATATTAATGCCGTCTATTGATTAATCACTTTTCACTACCCCGTCCAGAAGGGCGGGGTGTGTATCAATGATGTAAACACTCCACAGCAATCGCTTGTTGGCAATTCTGAGCAATCTCCCGCGACATACTAACAAGCCGTGAAATCTCGCCAAGATGCAAGCTAGCTTCGGGAGAAGCCAGAGCAACGCTAACCAGATCCAAAACGGCGTCGATGTCTTTTAGGTTTGATCCGAGTTCTTCAAGAGTTGATACAGATGCTTCAGTCATTGAATCTAATACCATTTAATTAAAAAAGGTTATTTGATACTGTATAAAATTACAGGGTAAAACTCAAATTTTATAGCCAACTTTCAATGGATTAACAGGGTTAATAGCTTTGTAGTCCGATACTTATGTTCTCTTCCTACGCCTCACTCAACCACCTACAGAAGCCCATCATCACCATAAGAAAAACTCTTTTCGCTTCGTTTTCTCATCATTTCAAAAACTATGCCTTTTTGTTTATTTATCATTCCGTGACCAGTCACACTTTGAGCACAAGTTTCAGCCTCGTAGTTGTAAGGTGACATGAGCCTTCACCATCAAAAATACATTCTGAAACAGGCATTTTCTGACCACATCGCGGGCAAGTAGTAGATAGCTGCTTCTGCAGCTCCTTATAGTTTTTCCTGATCAGCAGACCGATGACTTCATTCTCTGAATATGGAACTCGTCCCGGTCTACGCAATACACAAATTTCCCCCAACATACGTAGCTCGTCAGGTTCCAGAATCCAGTCCCGTCTTGATGTGCCTTCCTTCTTCAACCGTTCCCTGCGTCTCCTTTGCCGTTCTGCAGCTGTCAGCGCCATAAATCCTCCTGAAAATTACTTAACCCAATTAACTACACCGCCAGCGGCCACAACCGCTTTTTCACAGTCACGCTCATATCTCAAAGGTTGAAATACACCATCAATAAAATATTTATCTCCACCACATGCTGCAGGAAGTGAAACAGAAAACTGAATATGACCATCCGGAGTTACCGGAGAGTTGCCAGCCTCATACGCGACCCTTATCCAGTGCATAAGCATTTCTGTACTTACACATCCACAATCAACATCAATTTTGTCATGCTGCTGTTCCAGCCATTGCTCAAAAGTTAACTTGTAAGTTTGGCTTACAGGTTTGGCTTCCAGTTCTGCTATGTGATTTTTGGCTGATTCCAACTCAATCGACAATTTTTCCAACTGCTCTTTATGCTTCTTGTATTCCTGATATGCGTGCCAAGACTGACCTTTGCGCACACTATCCGTGATATCAGTAATCTGTTCTGGTGTTAGCGTGGTCAGTGGCTGTGCTGGGAAAATCAGCACTTTCCCGGAATCCCAATCAAAACCAGCGTGAATTGACTGAACCTCAACTGAAGGTGTTGAACCAATGCTGCCAGGCGAATGAACAACGATCGTTACATCCATATCGCGACGATCGCTGTGGTTGTTGGACAAAATACGATTCAACAAAATACGATTCACCAACTCAGAAAATTTAGAAAATTTCATGCTGATTCACCTTTCTCTGCTCTCTCCTGTCGGAACATCACTATCATCAGGTCGCCTTTTGTCGCTATCTTGGCTGTTGTGCCTGGCTCAATGCGGCTAAGTTCAAATGCGTCATAGAACGCCTCCAACGCTTTCTGGCGTTTTTCCTGTTTGCGGCGCTTTCCCCACTGCTTTAGAAAAACAGAGGCCGCCCACTTCCCCGCACTGAACATGATGTAAAACCAACCGAGAAGTGCCAGACCGGTATTTAGGGCCGTATCGATCGTTATCGTGGTGTCGATATTCACTACGCCACCTCCTGAAAATTTCCCTGATAAAACGCCAACACACGCTGCATAACTTCGCTCTTCCGACAATCGTGACAAATCATGTTCAAGCGCCTGTCATAACGACGTATTTCTCCATCAGGTAATGACCAGATAAGGTCAGGATCAACAACTACCGATTTCTTCGGCTTTACTCTTGATAGTTTTTTACGGGCGTTTTGCCAGTCCTTGCGTGCTTGTGCAGACAGAAATATCCCGGAGCCAGAGATATACAAATCACCACTGGCAGCAAGCTCTCTTGATAAACGACTAACAGCACACCGGCTAATACCAGTTTCATCCGCAAGTTGCCTAACCGTTCCTCGTCCATTCAGGCGCACGAGTTCCACAATTTGTTTATTCAGTTCTTCCCTCTGTTCTGGTGTAAAAGCCTTTGCCATTACGATTCTCCTTGCCCTTTTACAAGACGGGAGAAAATTGCGGATACATATTTAGCCTGATGAATAGCATCAGCCAGGGCATTGTGTCGTTCGCCATCAAATGGCATATCTTTTTTAGGATTAAAACCAATAAACTGACCAAGATTAACGATTGTTCGAACATCCTGATCATTAAAATATTCCCACGGACAGGCTAAGCCAACGCGCTCATAAGCACCGCGTAAAATTACATTATCGAACGTTGCTCCATTTCCCCATACTTTCAACTTTTTTAAATTACATGCATGGCAAGTAATAAAGTGTGATAATTCAAAAAGTGCATCCTTAATATCAAGGGCATCATTAGTACAAATAGCGGCTCTGGCTTCCTTGCTCTGTTTCAACCACCATAAAATGGTATCACCATCGGCGATACCACCATTCAACATCGAGCTTCTGAGATTCACTGGCACATAAAAAGTAGGACCTAATTCCTCACTTTCTGGAGAAAAAAACACTGCCCCGATAGAAACAATTGGAGCACATGTGTTAGTACCCATTGTTTCAAGATCAATCATTACATCAGACCGTTTCCTGTCGTAAATAATCTGATTAGTCACGAATAATTCTCCTCAACGTTTATCTATACCCAAATTTTCTGTTGATATGTTCTGGATGGTTTTGGCGTTCTTTCTGATTCAGGTAAATGAACATAAACGCAATATCCATCACCTAAAAAATCAGAACGAACAACCAGAACTTTCTTACCACGCCGCCGATAAGTATCTGAAAGACGCTCTGCTTCATCATGCGTCATCGGCCCCTGCTTAAATGGCGTTATTTTCATTTTCTTGTGCGACCACGGTCGCACCCTCTCTGATTTCCAAGTAACGCTTAATCCAAAGATTTTCTATATGCTTATTACCTGGCTGATTTGATAAATACCAATCGGCAATTACAGACTGCTTATTACTATCTGGTCGTGTCCTGTAACCACAAGTTGGACACCAAATAACATATTCATTTCTTACCCCCGAATACCTTAATTCTGGCTTCGACGGTTTCCTGAACATAACTTGTTTACAAAGGCAGAATGGCACTTCCTGCCCGATGGCGTTTGATGATTTCACTGCGCTTCTCCGCCGCATTTAATAATGCGGTTCGATTTAAGCTCAGACATCGCGACTTAATTAAAAGCCAGCGTTCTTTATAATCTTGTCTCCAGCTATCAATAGATATATTCAGTAGAAAACTCAGATGCCTGTCCTGTTCTCTCTCATCAACTGCCTCAGCACACGTAAGTTCTGATTTAACCTGTTGTGCCGCGTAATAAATCAATTTCCGCATGGCTTTTTTCGTGGAGGCCTTCATTTTTTTAAAGCCGCCCCCCGAATGAGCAACCAGAAAATCAAGCCATAACCACTGACAAACAATCACATCATTGTTGTAATCAGGCTTGCATCCGTAGCAATAATAAAGCCAGGCTGATTCCTCGTTATTCAACTGACCAATAGCCCTGCGCCAGCTGGCGCTCTGAAAATCAATATCAGTGAGCAACATTGATGATTGTTTAAATGTTTTCCCCTGATGGAATCTAACCGGCTCAGCAGGAACGGACACTTCGTATGAGTTATCATCCCCCACACTGATTGACCGGACTGGTTTATTGTTAAACCGTCCTGATCTACCGAGACGCATCTGCTCAAGCTGGACCTCCAGAATGCCACGCTGGCGATAATGAACATCAGCCAATGCCGTAGAGACGCAGCTGCGTATATACTCAAGCTCCACGCTTACGACTCTCCTTAATCGACTGCTTTACCCGCCGAGTTGTAA